ACCCGCAAGTACTCAATCGACATACTCGTAGGGTTCCAATGCACCATCGGTGAGCCTTCAATAGTGAACAAGTCACCATCAACCTCAACACCCGTAAGGCCATCAACGTTCGTGTGATAGTTAAACAACAAGCTGTACTCGTTAGTAAGAACCTGCCCACCATTCACAATCGTGTCTGACCTGCGAGGCTTAAAATATGCTCGCACGACCTCAGAGTCACGAGGTGAAGGTAAGACGTTATATCCGTTATCAGGTTGGTCAAACAGTAAGGTCGCGTCCTGAGTCAATAAATTTGATGGAAGCATTAGCGCAGCCACCTCAGATCAAGTTGATCCTCAGCCCACGCATCCCTATCTGGTGTTGCCAGATCAATGGGCGGTGGAACCACACTCATTGTGATGGACTTAAACGAGCCGCCACAACCAGCAACAGAAGCAATAATGCGCTTCTCGGTGTCAGTAAAGAGGTCGCCGTTTCCCGTACTGTTAATCGTGTACGAGTACTCACCGATAGTTTCCTGCCTAAGCCCACGAGGGTTGACAAGGATACGTGAGATAGCAGCAACCACCACAGCGATAATGTCTGGTGGTAAGTCGTCAATCGTTAACCATGTATCAATTTTACACGGAGCAAGCAATCGAACGTAAGCGAGAATCTCAGCAACAACCTGTGCAAGCCACGCTTCGTCAACGGGTTGACCCGTTCGATCTTCTATCGCTTGCGCGAGTTCTTCAAGTGTCATTGAGATCTCCTAAAAATGGAGAGGGGGGCGAGGTATCCCGCCCCCCAACCAATATAATTACGGTGCAGGTACGGCTGCTGGGACGATAGTCGCGCCAACAACGCCTTCTGGACGAGTAACTTTGGACGTCAGGTACGAGTCACCGGAAACCAGATCTTGCTTCTTTTCCTGGTTGTATCCGAAGACCACGCGGAATGCCTGGTTGTCATAAACCTCAACAGATGCGTTAGCGGCACCACGAGGCATTGAAGGTGTAATTGAAACGAAGGTCAACGCTTCACGCTGAATGATCCACATCTCGCCTGCACCGACAACAACAGACTCAACCACTGGCATACCGAAAAGTCGGCCAATGTTTGCGTTCCGAAGAGCGTCAGCATTTCCTGCTTCATTTGCCTTCAGCAAGTGATCGTCAAGGAGCAGTTGAGAAGTAACATCCGAACCAACAACGAGAACACGGTTGTCAGCAGGAACCTCAGCAGCAGTCAACTGTCCACGAAGAGCAACAGCGGTATCAATCGCTGAAGCGCCAGCAGCAGTGTCAGGAGCAGATGAACCGGCGAGCATGGCTGCGTACACAACTTCTTCCGAAGTGCGGCTCATTGCCTTGCCCATTGGCTGTGCGATCTGGAACGCGAACGATTCGAGATCCAAGTCCCATTGTTCCTGGGTTACAATTACCGAAGCGTCATAGATATCGCCGACGGTCAGTTGCTCGGAGCCTTCAGTCACGTTCTGCACAACCACACCAGTGGTGCGGTTGAACTTCGTGGTCGTCAACGAGGCTTGCTTACGGATAGTAACAGTGTCTCCAGAACCTCCACCGAACTCGGTGACATAGTTTCGGTTACACAGGCGTGGGAGGACCGCGCTGTATTGGTATGTGGCTAACGCTGCTTTTGCAACGTTAGTTGGGGTAATCAATGTATTTGCCATTGCTTTTTTTCTCCTAGTAATTAGAAAAGGCCGTCAGCATGGTTACTGAGATTCAGCCGTGATTTATTGTTTTTTGAGCATCTCTAGGAAATTCTCGATAGATGCTTCTTCAGCACCACCAACAACACCTGCTCCGGTTTGCTCAGGAGTGCTCTTCTGACGCTCGACAAACTGTGACTTCAAATCACTCATTAGTGCGTCGGCATCAGCCTCAAGCTCCTCTACAGAGTTGCCCTGCAAGCGACCAACCAGCGATGCTGGAAGATTCTTACTAGATGCAACCTTCATTCTGAGCAGTTCACTTTCAAGCTGCGCTCGCGACTCAGTGGCCGCGCGCAAATCGTCAGTCAACTTTTCTTGCTCTGACTTCTGAGAATCGGTATGTTCATCAAACTTTTTTGCTTTCTCCGCCAACTCTTTGGCCTGCGTGCGATACTTTGCAGCCTCGCCACGCAACTTAGAAACATAATCAGCATCGAACACTTTCGGTTCTTCAATAGTCTCTACGACCGCTTCACTCTCACTTGGTGAAGTTGAATTTGCTTCAACCACGGGTGTTTCAACAGCAGTGTTTTCCATGCGACCCTCCAGGGGTTTTCAAAGCACGACCGGCGTGCTCTCCTACCATGCGGCAGGAAGTCTTTTAAGCAGCCAAAATTGCATCGGACTGCGCAAGCGCTGGCAGCAATGTTTTGCCATCCAGCAATTTAGATAATGTGTAAGTGCGCTTATATCTTGCGTCTTTCCACTGAACATTCATGTACTGATTAGCGTCACCGAATACTTTGTTCTTATACATGCCGCGCTCAGGTTCAGCCGCTAGTTTGCAGCGGCAGTTAGCGTGAACACGAGCGTCACCCTTAGCGTTTAACCGCGAAGAAGAAGCACCACGGCCACTGAAAGAGTCAGCGTAAAAAACAGGACCCTTAGTGGCGAGCATTAAGCAGAACGAGCAGGCACCGGGACTAGGTACACGCGAGTAACGCGCAAGCCAGCGGGCCGGAAACATCTCTTGCCCCACTTTGTTCTGTGCCGCTGCACTCTTCGCAGTTGTGTTACGCCGAATCCTGCGTGCCTCAGTCTCAATGCTAAAATTATCCAGATCACTGCTAGTAACAACATCGTCAAACTCCCAATTCAAGTTGCCCTCTTTCAGGACATCCGTAGTAGTCAAGCGAGACTCAGAATACGGTGCTTCACGTACTGCACGACCGACATAATTGATAGAAGTTTTCCAAGCCTCGGGCGCAGTAAGGCCATTCTCAATCCGGTGAGCCACGGTCAACGGGATCGCGCTAACAAGACTGCTTGTGAACATTCCCGACGGTAAACGACCGTTACGATTCCTAGACGCAGCCGGAGCCAACGCCGTACCAGCACCAAGACCAACACCTACACCTACAGCAGTCAAGTAAGTCATCGTCGCTGTGCGGGACGCATACTGCTGGCTGTCAATCAGGCGAGTAAGGAGAGGTCCAGTCGTAGTGTCCCAACCATCAGCCAGATCTTGGTAGTCAACACCAGCGAGCATCTGCGTGTACGCCATGATGCCCGTGTTTCGGATTGTTTCAATGTCCCGCATGTAACGCTTACGCGATACCAGGGCTACCTCTTCCCCGCTAGGCATCTTCGTCTAACGGACCTTGACCAGCGCCAAGACCGAACGAGGATGCACTAATATCAGCGGCCATTTGCTGCTCTTCACGGACGCTAGCCATCACACGCTCGTTCGTTTGCGGTGATAGACCAAGGCGCTCCAGTAAGAACGGAAGCGGAAGCCCCATCGAGCGAAGCTTCAAGGCAGCGTCAACGCGCTGTGCATCAGAACGTGACTCAAGATCCGCCCAGACCGTCTCCGTGTCGTACGCGACATCTTGACCAACCATACGGCCACCAATACGGAGTGCTTCCTCAAAAGACTCACCCCACGTAAGTTGACGGTCCTTCACCTTGGATGCAAGACCGGCCTCAAGCGCAACCAGCGCCTCAGCAGAAATATTTGAGATCGCACTAGGCGCAATCAAGTGAGGAGGCGTTTGAGTGACCGCAGCTGCCTGCCTTATGTCGAGGTCAACCGCGCTGAGATGCTCTGCAAAAGAAGATGCGCCAAACTCACCGAACTTGGTGTCAACATCTTCAGATACGATCAGTTGATCGACGCCGATGTTCCATGGCGCTACAGCATTGCCATCAGCATCCGTGTCAACACTAATGCCGCTGACGTAACGTTGCTTCCATGCGGCTGCACGCTGCACCAGGAGTCGATCTGCCGTCGTCTGAATGATTCGACGCTGAATAGATGCGACTAACTGGATCTCTGACATCGAACGGCCACGAGAATCAAGACGGTTCGGGAAACGAATGATAGGTGTTGCCCCACCCGTATGTTCAAGTTCGCCAACTACGCTCCAACCAGTAATGGTCTCGCGGGAATACTGGAGGCGATAAATAACTTCATCGGTATAGAACCAACCCATGTCGCCAACAACCTTCGCGGCTGTCTTAACTAGCATTGGATCTTCGGGGTCGAATTGTACACTCAAGTTCATTGGAGATTCAACGCGGAAGATTGGTGCATCGCCACCAGGAGTTACCGATAAGAAACCATCCCCGAAAACCATGCTGTCGTTGAAAAGTAATTGTTGTCGTGCATCAAGTTTAGATTTTTGGAACCAATCCCAAAGCATATCGTCTGTTTTTTCCGACCCACCATCACGGAAGCCTTGTACCTTCATCCGCTCTACAACCGCTGAGACGATAAGTGAGCAGATAGGCAGATCAGACCTATTTAGCAAGTCCATATACTCTTTGGCTACGGCACTATGGTTTGTTGACGGAAGGGAAGCGAGTTCAAACACGCCTCTGTAATAGTTGTCCCAACCCGTTAACTCTTCCCATCGATTAAGTGCGATGAGGTTAGTAAATTGTTTTTCAAGCTCCATTTTGACGTCCTGTCAGTAAAGCGCACATCAAGAGCGCGGAAAGTAAAAAGGGACCAAGCACCAGGCTTGGGATTAAGCGTCGAATCGGTTCCACATATGTTGACTTACAAATTATGTTGTGGTATACTGTACTTGTAAACACAAACTGAAAGGACACAAAATGTGCAAAAAAGTGTATAGGTTAGCCCCTAAATTTAGTGAAGATCACTGGGATAGGGAGTGCGGCGAAAATGATGTAATAGTAAAGCAGAATCAACGGTTCGTTTATGTTGAAATGGATCAAGCTGGTTATGATGATATGTTGTCAGACGCAGACTATTACTATACTTGTAGAGACCAATTCGACGAGTACTTTAAAGACATTTGCTACTCAGCAAAAAACGTTAAAGACGCATTGATAAAGCAAGGTGCGCCTAACTCACAATGCTAGAAAGCGTAAACCTGCTTTGGGGGCTTCTTCATCTCGGTCTGATGGTAAGCAGCTCTGTCTAAGGACATAATCGCGCACACAGCAGCATCGATCTTTCTGGAAGTCCCACGGGACTCCTTCACGATACGAGAGCCACGGTTATCAACCTTCAACACCGCGCCAGCAACGTGGCGAGCCAACCTGACATCACCATCCTGAGTGATCGTCTTGTTGTAGACGCCCTCGTACATGCGCGTCGTGGCTGGACTCATACGAGTAGCCGTCTGCGGGAACGCAACAATAGGAAGACGGTCGTCAAGCAAGACCTCCATTGTCCGACTCCACCGAAACGGATCGCATGCAATCTCTTTCACTG